CAAGATGTAATCATGGGTAAGTATCCTGACATTACAGAAGGTGCAACTCATTATCATTCAATTATGGTTGAACCATATTGGGCAGAAACATTGAACGAAACAGTTCAGATAACAGACCACATTTTTTATAAGTAGGTGAATTTATGTATGACAATGTAGAGAACTTTAGGGAGTATTTGAAGGACACTAACTATTATGATAGCGGTGTTCAGCATATCTATAAGTTTCCAAATAACTATGGTGCATCAGTAATCAAGACAGATTACAGTTATGGTGGCAAGAATGGACTTTGGGAACTTGCGGTGTATGATTTCTCTATTGACAAAACAGGAGAAATAACTTACCATACTCCTATAACACAAGATGTCATTGGTCATCTTGCATGGAAAAATGTAGAAGAGATTCTACAAGAAATTAAAGAGTTATGAATATATTTTATTTGCACAAAGAACCAGAAGTATCAGCACAACTACATTGCGACAAACATGTAGTCAAGATGATTATCGAATATGCTCAAATGCTATCAACTGCACATCGTATGGTTGACGGCGAGAAGTATTATGGCTTGTCTAAGAACGGCAGGCGTATCGCAAGATGGCGACACCCTAACTCTAATCTAGAGAATGTTCTATACAAGGCATCGCATATCAATCACCCTAGTGCTGTATGGGTTCGTGAAAATGCAATACAGTATCAATACATGTATGATATGTTTACTGCATTGTGCGATGAGTATACCTATCGTTATGGCAGAGTTCATATGACTGATGAGAAACTCAGAGATGTTCTAAACCATATACCAGACAAGATGCCTTTGGGTGATTGGCGAGAACCACCACAGGCAATGCCTGATGATGTCAAGTCAGAAAGTAGTCTTGATGCGTATCATAAATACTACAAACACTACAAGAAGGACTTTGCGAAGTGGACTAACAGAGATGTTCCACAATTTATGTTATGAGAGTATTAGTAGAAAGTTATGGCGATGTAAGAATCTTTTCTGAAAGACCTTATGGTTATAAAAGATACATCGTAGAGTGGCCAACTCACACACAATTGTATAGTGGTCTTTGGTATTCAGAAGACAAGGTTAGAAAACTTGTTGAAAAGAAAATACAGGAGAACCCTATATAATGCCTGCATACGATTTCGAAAACTTGGAGACTGGTTGCATAGAAGAACGAATCATGTCTTACACCAAACTAGAACAATTCAAAAAAGATAATCCACATCTAAGACAAGTGATACTAAGCGCACCAACTACAGTTGGTGGTGTAGGCGACAGAGTTAAAACAGATGATGGTTTCAAAGAAGTATTGTCTAAGATAGGTGATGCACACCCAGGTTCAGAAGTTCATGCAAGACATGGCAGTAAAGATATCAAACGAGAAAAATCAGTAGCGACAATTAAGAAACACGCCGCTATACAAGCGAGAAAGAAATGACACAAGTGAAAACACAATTACTAGAACTGCATGAGCTCGAGAACATCGACCTAAAGACCATAACAGAAGATGGCAAAAGATTCTATACTGATACTAAAACAGAGTCGATAAGATATCCAAGTGTCACCACAGTCACAGGTTTACTCAGTAAAGAACATATTAAATTATGGAGGGCGAGAGTCGGTGAAGAGAAGGCAAACAAAATCACCAAACAAGCAACAACAAGAGGAACAAAGTTTCACGAACATGTTGAAGACTATCTCAGAAAAGAAAAAGACTACATCGAGTTTGACAACATTCTTCAAGAGGGAATGTTCAAGGCAGTTCAACCTGTTCTTGACGAAATCATCCCAATTGCCCTTGAAGCTCCGTTATACTCTAATGCATTACGAATGGCTGGTCGTGTCGATTGTGTTGGTCTATTTGACAATTCTCTTTCGATAATAGATTTCAAATCATCTTCTAAACCAAAAGAAGAACACATGGCGAAACAGTGGTATCTTCAAATGACTGCATATGCAATCATGGTTGAAGAACTAACAGGTAAACCAATAGAAGAGATTACTGCAATCGTAGGTGTTGAAGGCATGAACACATTTCAAATCTTTACATCAACACCAGAACAACATGTAGAAGAACTGTTTCAGTTAAGAAAACAATACGAAAATTTATACGGCGTATGATAAACATTTACCACAATGAAGTTCATAGAATATCAATAGTTCATGATTTCATAACAGAGGAAGAGTGTGATGAGATACTCACTTACTCGTGGCAAAACTTAGAACCCGCTAGGGTTATTAGTAAAGATGGTAAAGGAATGGAACATGAGGGCAGAACAAATTCTCATACTTGGTTGAAACATGACACTTCTCCTGTTATACTAGGAGTTGCAGAAAGAATTTCACAAATGGTTCGTATGCCTTTAGAAAATGCAGAACCATTTCAGATTGTTCATTACAAAGAGGGACAACAATACGATTATCATTACGATAGTTTCGATGAAAGTGACTCAGAACATTATGAGGGATATGTGAAGACAGGTGGTCAACGATTGTTGACTGTTTTAGGATATCTACGAGATGTTCCTAGAGGTGGTGAAACAGGATTCAATAGATTGGGTCTAAATGTTCAACCAAAACGAGGTTCAATCATCGTGTGGTATAATTGTAAACCAGAAACGAATGAAAGAGATGAATGGTCTCAACATGCAGGTTTGCCTGTATTAGAAGGCGAGAAGTATGCTTTCAATCTTTGGTTTCGTGAGGAGAAATTTATCTATGATAACTAGAAAAGAATTTACAGAACAAGTAGAAAAACTACTTATCGGTAATAAGACGGACATCATGAGTGCAATACTCAAAGTATGTGAATTAAATAATGTAGAACCAGAAGGTGCGAAAAGACTTCTATCTAATCCGTTGAAAGAAAAGTTGACTGCTGAGGCAGAGAAACTAAAACTTATCAACAGAGAGAAAGCAAGTCGTGGGTCACTCGAAAGTTTTATCTCATAAGGAGAGATTATGAAGAAAGGTGATATAATATCAGTAGTATGTATGAGTGGCGAATATATCGGCGAGCTCGTAGATAACAAAGATGGTATTGAACTTGCAAATCCTAAAATGATTGTTCAGGCGCCAGATGGCGGTATGGGTTTTGCAAAAGGTGTGGCAGTAACCGGCACAATTAACCCTAGTTCAATGTTCATTCAAAATTATGTATTCGTTTGTGAAACGAATGAACAAGTGGCAGAAGCATATAGAACTGCCTTATCAGGTATCGAGGTACCTAAAAAGAAAAAGATTATAGTGAATCAGTAATGTCGAGTAGAGAAGGCTTCGATAGTTACCAATTATATCTTGCAATCAAATTGCATTTCAATTCTAAAGACTATGACTTTGTTCAATACAATGGCAAAGTCAAGGCAGACTTAAATGCATTTATGAAAAGAAAAGACAAGTATCATTTTGGTAAACTATCAAGACTCTACAAAGATGAATTACAAGATTTCTATGTAGCAAATCTATCTCAAAAAGATATGTGGGTTGGCGACCTGTTAGAGAACGAGGCGAAGAAGACATATATTGAATGGAAGAAACGAAGACAATCTTTGTTATACATATTCGAGAATGAGATAATCAATATGCTAAAGAAGAAGAACATACGAGAGGTTCTTACAGTATACAGTGGTCAACATCCATTTCTACTTAAACAGTATATGGGTAAGAATGTATCGATTGAAACGATGTGTATACTAGATGAGATTACAAACTACAGTGGTCGTTGGAATGAATTGATTACTGAAACGATAATCTATCCTGATGTATGGACTAGAATACAAAAGTATAAAACATTCGTAAGTTTTGACCACAAGAAATTCAAAGATAAGTTGATGCAAATATGCTACACATAGTAGGAAACGGACCAAGTAGAAAACAATTTGATTTAGACCAACTAGATAGATGGTGGGGGTGTAATCTTATTTACACTGAATCAACTCCTGAGATTCTTTGGGCTATGGACATAACTCTTCAAGTAGATTTATTTTCTAATGTTGAATACTATACAAGAAACAAAATTGCAGTCGGTTATTGGGAACCAATAGATGTCGGATATCTACATTCTATGAAGTTGGGATTGGGGTATAGTGAGAATGTTATTAATGACCATGTCGACCAAGAAAAACACGACCAGTTTGTTGTTATGGGGAATCATAATGGTACCGAACTGGTTGGATATAGCTCTGTTCATCAAGATAACATAGTTATATATAATTTTCCATTGCTCAAGAATCTATTTACAGGAATGGCTGCTTTAGGTTATGCAATGCAAACAGGTGTAAAAGAAATTACACTACTAGGTTTTGATGCATTACAGTATGGTGATGTATCGAATGTATATGAAGGTAGAGAGTTCTATCATACTAAATATACACATGAAGACAAAGTATTAGGTATACAGCGTCTTCAATTTATTGCACTCTTAAAACACTTTAAGGATACTAAGGTTTATTTTAAAAACTCCCTAGACGAATTAGAGTTGGTAGAGTATAATAAACTAAGTTATTATGAGAATAGTGACGAGTGGGTTCTTGGAGAAACTTCTCTAAGTTCCTTTTAATAAAATGCTAATACGATGCGATATAATTGTTATACAATAGGAGAATACAATGACAACATCTTTAGATAAGCTTAGACAGGCAATGGAGTCTGCATCACCAGCTCAAGGTGATAAAAAATCCTACAACGATGATAACTACTGGAAACCAGAACTCGATAAGAGTGGCAACGGATACGCAGTAGTTCGTTTCTTACCAACACCAACAGACGAAGAGATGCCATGGGTATCTTACTTCGACCATGGTTTCCAAGGACCAGGTGGTTGGTATATTGAGAAGTCTTTGACTACTCTTGGTAAGAAAGACCCTGTAAGTGACTACAACACTCAGTTGTGGAACACTGGAATTGAAGCAAACAAAGAACAGGCTAGAAAACAGAAGCGTAGACTTCATTATGTTTCTAACATCTATGTTGTTTCAGACCCTAAGAATCCTGATAACGAAGGAAAGGTATTCATGTACCGATATGGTAAGAAAATCTTTGAAATGCTAAAAGAGGCAATCTCTCCTGCATTTGAAGATGAGAACCCTATCAATCCTTTTGATTTGAGAGAGGACGGTGCTAACTTTAAAATTAAAATCAGAAAAGTCGATGGTTATTGGAACTACGACAAATCTGAGTTCGATACACAAGCGCCATTATTTACTGACGAAAGTAAGCTAAATGATATAAATAACTCTACTCATTCTTTGACGGAGATTATTTCACCTGAACAGTTCAAAGGCTATGATGAACTGAAAGAGAAACTCGATAGAGTTTTAGGACTATCAGGTGGCGTAGCAAACTCTACTGCTGAATCAGTTGCAGAAGACATGGAAGAAGTGCCATGGTCTGGTGTAAATACTGAAACAGTAGCAGAAGAACCTGTAATCGCATCAGCCGAATCTTCTACAGTTGGTGATTCAGAAGAAGACGAAGCGATGGATTACTTCAAGAAACTTGCCGCTGAGTAAGTTTCTATAATAGGGTGTAGTTGTGTTTATTAATGTGTCCTTGAAAGCAACTACAGACTTCGGCCGTGGAAATGGGGGTATCGAAGTAGGGGAAAGATTATCGGCAAAAGCAAGCGGGATAATCGGTGAAGAGCGGGTTGCTGTAAGCGTTGGGGCGACTTCACATCTTTAAGAGTATATTATGACAAGTGTAAAACCAAGAATTAATCCGAAGAATAGAAATGTCGAACCTTTCGATAGAATGTTGCGTAGGTTTAAAAAAGCGTGTGAGAGAAAAGGCATTGTGCAAGAATGTAGAGATAGACAATACTACATCAAACCCAATGTTATCAAAAACGAAAAGAACCAGCAATTAAAAAGACGAAAGAAGTTAGACGCTGAGAGAAGAAACTCTAGTTCATTCAGGAGAAGATAATGACTCAGTGGCATGGTGGTAAGGGTTCTAAAAGAAGGAACTCAGATGAAAAACTCTATGCCGATAATTGGGAAAAGATTTTTGGTAAAGAGAAACCTGTAATCAAAACTCGTAAAGAAACTCCTTCTCATGCATCTACTCAGGTGCATAAAGATAAGACCAAAGTAATACCTAGAAAATCAAAGTATAAAGATTAATCGCCGTAAGAATAAGCTAATTGTTCATTCGAGAATGGTGTTTTACCGACATTGAATGTATCGTTTTGATTATTCACCACTTGTTGTTGATTGTAGTATTGTTGTCCTTCTCTAGGTCTGGTTTGCATTTCTATATTACCATCAGATATTTGTCTGTTTGCATCTTCTATCATACCAGCATCTTCCATCGGTTTCGCCAAGTCATATAGATTATCTAAGATGTCTTGTGAATTTTCTGTTCCTGTAAATATCTCAGCAAGTCCTGTGCCAGCATCATCGCCTACCATTGCACCACCAATACCACCACCAATTGCCCCAACAATCGCACCAATAGGTCCGCCAGTCATGAATCCGACAAGAGCGCCGCCGCCTATTGCACCAAGAGTTGCGCCAATCCCTTTACCAATAGAACCTGAGAAGTTAGCTGTTTGTGCTTTTTCTAATTGTTCAAATTCTTTAGATGTCATTTTTCTCATTCCGCCTTCACCATCAGGAACAAATTCTTCGCCTGCATCGTAAGCAGCTTTTATTGCTTCAAACTTTTTATCATTATCTTTAACATCCATTACTGCCTCAACAGTACCAGCTACTGGTGTAGCAACTTTAGATACACCTCTGAGAACTGTTCTTGTGGCACTTTGTTTTACGCCATTTTTAAATACTTCACCTGTTGCTGAGACCTGTGTGCCTGCTGGTAAATATTGACCACCTTTAAAAATTTTGCCATCTATTTTGACCTGTTGTCCTTTAGGGACTCTATTTCCTTTCATGCCAGGTTCTTGCAACTTATCTATACCTGCGCCTGTAAACCCAAGTTTAGTTGCAATATCATCCATGCCGCTCAAGAAACTCTTAGTTCCTCTTCTTACAATCTCAGTCATCGATGTGATTGCTCCAGGCGTTCCGTTTTTGATTGCTAATACAAGACCACCAAGCATTGCAACTATAGCAAAAATTTTTAAGAAACTTAACATGGTCATTGCCTGAAGTCTTTTTATTAAACTACCGAATTTTTTAAATCTAGAGTTTTCGTTTCTTAATTTCTTTTTGTTTAAGAGTTCTTCTTTTTTTCCTTGAATTTCTAATAGAGCTTCTCGTTGTTTATTTAAGTCTAATTCTTCTGGTGAAAGGTCAGGTTCTTTATCACTTTTTAAAATATTTCCTTGGGCATCTTGTATACCCATAAAAGGTTTTTCTTGTGATTGTTCTGTTTGAATTGGAACTCCTGTTTGAGTTTCTACTGTGACAGGTAAAGGTATGGGTGCGCCCATGATACCTTCTTTTTCTTGTTTCGCCTTTAGTTTTGCTTCTGCCTCATCTATTCTTGCTTGTGCAGCTGCTTCTTCGTTTTCAAGTCTTTCTAATTGAGCACCTTCACTTTCAATTCCCAATTTTTCTTTCATAAACTTTCGTGATATAAATTGAGCTGCTTTTGTTATACTACCTATGATAAGTTTTATACCACCTGTAAACAACTTGAATATGGCGACTCCTTTGTATATAGCTGTTCTTATACCATTGATTACAGGACCAAGAAAACCAATACCATTGGTAAGTTCTTTGAAACCTGTTCTAACTTCTTCAGCACCACGAGTTATTAAATTTGAAGAACTAAACAAACTCTCACCAAACTCTTCATAAGATTTATCGTTTAAGTTTCGAAATAAACCTTTAAAAGGTTTAAAAATAGTTTCACCTAATTTTGCAAAAGCATCTTGAATTCTGTTATTGCTGCCTTCTAAAGCTTCTTCTACGCTTTCTAATGAACCTTTACCTTCTGTTGAACCACCAAGCCTATTAATCGCCTTAACAAGTTTTTCACCTTGTTCTTGTTCTTCAACATTACCTCTAAAGGTATTAACATCAGTGTTCTCAGACCACATTTCTGTTCTCTGCTGATAATGCAATATATCTTTAAGTGTTAAAGTTTGTGTTTGTGATGAGGTTACTAACTCTTTATTTGGATTTGGTAGTGCCATTTAACTATTTACCTTTATTTGCCTCCGAAGGCCTTTCCTGCTTCTGATATACCAAATGCACCCAATGTCACTACAACAAATGAGGTGTAGATAGTTTCAGAAACTTTTAAGTCCATATCCCAAACTAATGCTGTGACCAAATCGGTTATACCGAAACACACCATTAGAAAGAATGATATAAAACCAATGATTGCTTTTTCATTCAAGTCATTTGAATCTAGAAATAGGTCGATGAATTTTCTTTTGGGTGGTTCAACACCTTCTTTAAGTTTTCTTGCATCGTCTTTGAGTTGTTTAATCTGGTCTTCTTGTTCATCTAACTGGTCCAAGAGGGCCATATACTTATCCAAATCAATTTCGACTTCATTTCTATCTCTTTTACTAGCCATAATTATCTCCTGTTGGCGGCAGCTTTCTGCCGTTCTCTTTCTTCTTCGAGATGTTGCATTAATAAGTTAATGTAAATATCCCTTTCCCATGGAATCATGCCTTCTAGTTCTGTAAGACTATACTTGTGATGTTGCATCATCTGAAAGTTGGTCTTATAATAGCTGACCATACTCTCATGCGAAAGGGCTACTAAAAAAAATTCTGTAGTCCTTGAAGTGTGACTTTGTTTTCTTCACCACACTTATGACAAGTATACTCTATCTCATGTTTTAGTTGAGGCAATGACTCAAAATATTCACTAATCTTTTGAAACTGTTCGATTGTCATGCTCATTACAAACTCATCGATTTCAGCATCTCTATGGTCAGA